GGCCATACATCAACCACCATATCTAAGTTATCATCAATACCGTTAAAACCGTAAGAAGATGGCTCACCTTTAGCTATGTTAGCTGTAGGAAATACTCTAGTGTTTATGTCAGCACTAGACATTTGGTTTAAGATAGTACCTGTTGAAGTATCAATGACATCTAATACTTTAAAGTCTCTTCCTGCCCCTAAAAGGGAGTAAGACATAACACCATCACTTGTAGAGATAGCAGACGTAACACGTAATACTTGCCAATCCCAATAATGCTCTACTTCATACTTTGCATCATTGACAAAATCACCAACCATTTTATGATAGTCAGTAGGGCCGTTTGCTGAAGAAAGATTACCAGACCAATCAGTCATCTGATCTTCTCGTAATCTCCGCAGCACTTCATTTATAATATCTCTATAAATCATAATGTTCCTTCTTTAAAATATAACCAACAAGCAAAAGCACTTGCGCCTATAATCCACATCAGTTTCTTAACAACTGACTTACCTACTGAAAGGTAAAAACGATCATAGGCTTTCTGTGCAGCTAACTCAGCTATTTCATCTTTCTCTTGTTCTGTTAACTTACGCTCATTCATTTTACAAATTCCCTTTTATATAAACTAACACTTTACAAATTACCTTTTATATAAACTAACACACCAACAAATGCACCAATAAAAACTACAGTAAAGAATGTTATTATAAAACCTACTTCTAAATTACCCTGCAACTTTTTAGCCTTTACTCTTTTCTTAACTGCTGCAGCCTTTTGTTTCTTATAAAACTCATCTCTAAACTGGCAGTACTTATAGTAGCCTTGAAGAGATTGTTTGTTGAGCATAAACTCTAGTTCTTTTTCCTGACGTTCTATAGCTTGCTTTGCTTGGTAAGCACCTAGTACATCACCTGTACCAATGGAAGCTTTCTGCTGTATAGATTGACTTGCACTAAAGTATTTAGTTACAGCAGATCCAGCATCAGCAATCTCTTTGCCATTAGAAAGAGTTTGTTTGATAACTGCAAAGGCAGCATTAGCAATAGCTAACTCTGCTAACATACCCAAACCCTTTTTGTGTACTCTACGGGAATCCCGTATGGTTCTCTTGATGGTTGTACTACTAGGTACTCAGCGTTAACTCTGTTGACAGATGGTTCAATTAGTAAACCCTGTCCCATAGGCGCAAGGGCAGGAGCTACGTGAACTGGGTATATCTCTAAAGGACTAGAATTCATTATATACTCTCAATGTTTCGTATACAGAATGCTATAGTAGTTTTATCTTCAGTTTCTTTCTGAACTGCATAGCCAAGAATAGGATTCGTAACTAATCTATAGTCTAATTCTTTAGCTACTACCAGTAACTCCACTCTACACTTTTTAAGAGTTGGATAACTAGATACCATAACAGGCAGTGCAGGTTCTGTACTTACTGAAAGCATAGTAGCTACTACAAGAGCATACATTATGACTTAGGTTTTTTATGAGTTAGAGTCTTACTAGAGGCAGTATGCTTTGCACCTGTCATAAGTTTACCTGATGGATGCTTATGAGTTTTGCCTGTGTACTTCTTACCATTTGGTAAATAATGTAGGACGCTTTTCATAACTAGTATCCTTTTTTCTTTGGTTTCTTAGTAGGTTTTGATGGGGGACGACCTTTCGTAGTCCCATACGTGCCTTTGCCTTGAGGCATAGTTATTCTCCTTAATTAAACAATCGCTGCCCTAGCTGCTGCCCTAGCTGTAGTCACATCGGCTGGCACTGCTACTGCTGTCTCAGCATGGCGTGTGATGTACCAATCTGTACTGTCTAAGTAGGCTTGGCTGGTTGCGTTAGTTTCTGCTTGAGTGTTGGCTGCTATCTCTGCATCAGTGTACTCAGGGGCAGGAGTGTTACCCTCTGCAATCCACTGTAGTACATCAGCGCAGTCTCGGTTAGCAGGGTCATTGGGTACGCTCATGTTGCCGTTTATTAGCCAGCCAGACTCTTGTGATTTGCAGGAGGTTATCCATGCTGTTGTATTTTCCATGTTATAGCTCCGCATCTAGATAGATAAACATACTTGACGAGCCTCTTACCCATGAAGCGTTACCCTGAGTCATTGCTGATGCTGTAGTAAAATATATTTCAGCGCGGTTAGTAGTGACACCTTCCATAACTACAGCCGTAGTAGATACGGCAGAACCTGCGTTTAATACAGTCCAACCTGTAGCATTAGTCCAACTACCAGTTGGGGCAGCCCTCATTTCATTTATGAAAGAAAGCCCTAAGTAATTACTAGATCCGTTATAGTTTGCAGACGTTCCTACTGTCCAATCGGAAGCACCACCATATTTTTGATAATACCTCTGACACAACGCTAACTCTTCCCCGTAGCTCCGATGCTCAAAGTCAGTGGCTACTGAGCCAACCTCAAGCTGGACTCCTGTGATGTTTAGAGTACGGGAAGTGCTATCAAAGAAAGATGTGTTAGACGCACTAACTCTATTAGCCTGTACAGAACTTGCCCATGTGTTACTTGTAAAAGTACCTGATGTAAGATTACTCCCTGTATTAAGCCAAAAAATGATATACACACCTATAGTGTTGTCATTAGTGTAAGCACCTGTGGTGTCAGGTGCATAAGTCAATGTCACCCTATTCCAACTTGTAGTTACGTTAAATGTCTGACCATTCTGTCGGGTGTTGTCTGCATCATAAAACTCAGCAGTATAAGTTGCAGCAGCATTACCTTTTACATAGAAAGATAACGTCATAGACTCTGCACTTGCAGTACCTTTTTTGAGTTGCTGTAAATCTTGACCTTCAACTCTATAAATAATGTAATTTTCATCACTAGCAGCAATGCTTGTATCTGCGGTAGTGCAAGCTAGTTTAAGGGAGTTAGCAAATCCAGCAGGGCCATCCGAATCTTGCGTCATGGTTACTCGCCCATCTATAGTACCCCCACCAAAGGAAAACCTATCTATTAAATAATTTGTGTTGTTGTGTAATCCAGTAAGTGAAGTACCCCTCTGAGCCACTTGCATCGAACCATTAATAATAAGGTTCTTACGACCAGCCCTAGCTGCGGTGTCTCCTGCTGTAATCGCAGAGGTGACTTCTGCTTGAGTAAACGTGACTTTATCAGCCGCTACTCTTGTTGCACTTTTTGTCATGAGCTATTCTCCTAGTGCAGAGGCTGCTACATGAGCAGCATAAGCAGCCACTACAGCGTCAGTGTGAACGGCTGCACAGATAGCTTGCACCTCTGCACTCTCATTGCTGTAGTCATCACCTGCTGATACTACGTGTCTGTGGAAGCCAGAACTTAACTCCACACCATCTTCTAGTACCTTAGTGCAAGTTCGTACCTGTACTGACTTAAACTCGCCTACTATTTCGATCTTGTCTTGAGTTACTTCTTTGGTTAATGCCATGTTGTTTCTCCACTAGCGAATCCACGCTAGATAATTGTTTATGCATTTGTGTGATATGTTCCACCAATTGCAGTCCAAACCTCAGTATCTAAATCTCCCGTTGTAATATGGGCAGAGTTATTAGTGCCTCCTGCTTGGAACAGGTACACGAAATTGTCGCTATATGCCCACAATTGTAAGTTATTACCAGCAGTTAAATTATATCCGTTGGTATAGCCAATGCTTACAGAAGATTGGTTACTCGGATGTACAGTGAAAGGAAACCCACTAATTCTTACTGGCCCACCTATTGTTCCTTTATTGGTAACTTTTAGCCATGCTTGGATATGGACGACACGACCAATTTTTGTGTATGAACCCTCTTGAGCCGAATATGTTTGCCCTGATGTTGAACTGCCAGTATATGCAGGAGTCCATGTGCCAGTTTCATAATCCGACAGGGTATTGGCTGCTCCTGTGCCGCCTATTGCAATACCACCCGTTACGGCAACACCTGTGGCTGTGGTGGCTATTTTGACTCCACCATCGTAGTACAAACTAACTGCACCATCATCGTTAAAAATAGCAAAAGATTCACCCCATGCCTTACTACCAATAACTACTCTGTCATCACTTAATAGTCGTACTTCTGAGTCTGCATTTTGACCTTCAACTAATATATTTGTACCATCAGAATAAACAAAACCATCATCACCAGCACCAAACTTAGCTTTTACGTTATCGCCATGTGATACGTTGCCCGTAAAACTAGGACTAGCTATAGTCGCCTTTGCAGCCAACAGCGTATCAGCTTGAGACTTAGTGTATGTGTTAGCTACGACAAAACTTTGGAACGCTACAATGCGAACAATCGTGCCGACCACAGCACCATCATCTAAGACAACTGTAGTGCCGTTAGTGGCTACATAATCAGCTTTAGGAATATCCAAGCCACCATAGGTCACATGAATGTTATTCGCTGTGTAGCTTAGAGTCTGACCATTTACGTCTGCGCCTGAGAATGAAGTCTGTCCTGCGGTGGCGATATACTCGTATGAATACAGAGACACGTTGCCGCTAGAACTTGCTGCTATCCAGTTAGCCCCATCGTAGACTTGCATACCTGTGCCAGTTAGGAAATACAGGTTGCCAGCCACTAGAGCGTCACCATCATTATTAGTCGATGGTTCAGATGCT